TTGCTTGTCCAGCAGAACGTGCACAGTAAGATTTACGACGTGCTGCAGATTTTTTTGATTTTGCTGCTTGTTCTTTCTTAACTGGTGGCTTTAGGTCTGAACCAGGATTAGCCTTCTCATATGATTTGCGGCCTTTTTCATTAAGACCACCTTTTGCATTCTTTCCTTCTTTGCGTGTCCACGCTGCTGTCTTTGCCATTACCACTCCAATCCATGAGAAAACTGTTTGCCGTTAACGTTAATCGGTGCTCCACCAGTCATTGGTCCTGGACGTGATGGATCTGAAAATATATTAGATAACTGTTCTTTTGTCTGTGGATCTACCTCTGGATGATCTGAAAGTTTTTGAGCACGGGTCCAGAATTCAGGGGGATACATACCAAAGTTACGAACAATTTGACCGTGAGTTTTTATGACAGGATTTTTAGAAACTTTAACAGCAAAATCTAACATTTTTCTATCAACAGTTGTAAGAGGATTTTGTTTTGCTGCTGCTCCAGAATTAAAGTCATTATAGGACTGATGGCCCTTATCAATAGCGCCAGCCATTAAGGAACTTTCTTTCCGCCCCTGTTCTTCTTCACAGGAACTCTTCCTGGTTTTGGGGTAGCAGTAGGAGTTTGCGTTTTTGGTGTGTAACTTGCTGAAATACTTCCGTGTTTTACAGAAACAGGAGAACCTGGTTGCGCCATTGTATTTACAGTCTGAACTAACTCTAATCCTTGAGCATGGGAAAGTTTTTGTGCTTTTGCAGCAATTTGTCCTTGTTGTTTAGCGTGTTGTGTAACTGCTTCATGTTGAACAGCATGCATTGCTAAAGTTGATTGAGTTAAAGTGTGTTGATCAAGGTCACGTTGAGAACGTGCACCTTCCTTATACTTTTGAGCAAGAAACCTACTTGCCATAGTAAATGGGTTTGGGTTGTTCGGGGTCTGCATACTCATGGGTATATCATCCCTTAAACAGGTTCTTTAGACTTGTTAACTGCTAAGTGTTCTTCAATGCTGATTAGACGCTCTCCCATTTCAACAAAGGCCTCCATTAGGACTCCTTGGTTGTCGTACATTTTATTTACTACATCTTTTGTGGAACTTCCGCCATTACTGGAAAGTTCTCCATCTAGGCGATTTAATCTCTCCATAACTCCTGGAACACGATCTCGGCCTGGAGACTCCTCTTCTCCAGACCAATCTCGTTTAAAATCTTCAAACCAACTCATAAATAAATCTGCCTTTTCTTTATAAGGTTCAATTAATTGACGGAGCCCTAATAGGGCTGCGGTTATTATTCCAACCGTTGCAAAGATAGTGATTATCATATTGTTGGTCATCCGACTTATGTACCTTTCTTGAAGTTACTTCTTAGCGCCAAATCCATAGGACGGATCCTTTGGATTTAATGCTTTGGCTAATGGGCCGAGAAGACCTGCAAGAAAAGCATTTGCTAAAGTCTTTGGGTCTGTAATACCGCTCATATACAAAGCGGCAACTGCTGCTGCTGCTGCACGTAGGTACGTACCTGCTGCGGCTTCTAGTGCTTTCTTATCCATACATCTCCTTACAAAGTGCCCAACCTCAAGAACAAATAATCCCTTAATCTTCTCGATTACGCAGGGGATACGTTACTGCCCATGCAACTAATGTTCCTAAAATTGCGTATCCAACGATAGTTTTTGCACTTCCATCAAGTACAACCCAAGCAATAAACATTCCGAGAAGTGTCCATAGTTGGTCAACCATGTCTTTAAGTAGTTTCATCATTTAGCACGTCTCCTAAACGTTTTCTTTGGTTTGTCATTTCCAGCAGCAGGTCCACCAGCGCCCCCACCACTTTTTGGTGTTGTTCCTCCAGTTGCAGTCCCTGCTGCACTGACAGCAGCAGTTGTTGCCGCACCTGTTGCTGCCATTGTTGCTGCATTAATAGCGGCTTGCCCAGCAATTACTGCTGCAACAATAATTTTCTCTGACTCTTCTCGCTCTTCAACGGACATGTCAGCACCAATATTTAATACGGCTGTTAATGCTTGTCTTGGATCATCGAATATTGCACCAATAAATTCAGCAGGACTTTCTAGTACAGTAAGTGCCGCTGCTACTTCTGCAGTAATTATAACTTCATTACCATTTTCATCTTGGCGAACCTCAACAGGAGTTTCTGCTGGTAAGTCTTCATAAGTTAGTCCTGCCTCTTCAATTGCTTCAGCGGTGACTGCTTCTCCATCTGCAGACTCAATTAAGGCTTCTGCAACTAACTCTCGTTCCGCTTCAGTAAACTCTCCATCTTCAGAAAGTGTTTCTGCAAGATTAGTTACTTCTTCTTGAGTAATTTCACCATCAGAGTTTAATGTTTCAAAGATTTCTTCTGCGTCAGACTCCGATAATTGGCCATCAGTTATACTTTCCTCTATTATAGATACTTGTTCTTCTAAGGAGGTTTCAGATGAATCATCAAGAGTTAATTCAGGCTCTGGAGCAGGCTCAGGATCGACTTCTAGTTCTGGCTCAGGAACAATCTCAGGTTCTGGGATTGGCTGTATCTCTTCTTCAACAGGAACGTCAGGAACGGTTTCAACAGGCAGTTCAACGGGTGATGGTTGAAAATCAGGAACTTCTTCAAAGGTTGGCTCTGGTTGAGGCTGAGGAGAAGGTTGAGGTTCTGGAACCTCGGGAATTAAACTAATTGCAGCAACCAATTCTGCTACCTTAATATTTAAGGTTGATTGAAGAGATGTCTTTGTTGATACTGCTGAGGTTAAAGCATTAGTTAAAGAAGTTGTACTGCCAATGTTATTTTTGTTGGTTGTATTTGTTGTATTTTGTGCAACAACTGGGGTAAGGCTTTGATTTAAAGCGGCAATAGTAGCATTTGCTGTATCAACTGCTGCCTGAACAGTTACTGTACTAGTGTCTACGATAGGAGTAAACGCTGGCCCTTGACTTATTTGTCCAGCAAATCCAGTTCCAACATTTGTGTCTACAATGGGGGTAATAGTTCCGCCAGTTGTTTCTCTAACATTAAATCTTGCCTGATCTGGTATTGGTCCGACTGCAGTTACATTTGCCATCCAAGCACCATTATTTGGATTAACATCAGCATTAAATCTTATCTGAGCCATTTGGGTAGAAGCATCTTGTTGTGGAAACGGTCTTAAATCCCAAGCAATATCTAAAGTAGATTCTGTTGTTGCATACGTAATTCCCGTTCCCGTACTCCAAGTTGTCCAGTCCCAGCCAGCAATAGATACGGACGGTGCATTTGGAGTAGAGTAATAATTAGAACCTTCGTTTACTCCAAATGTAAGAGTTGCATTTGACCCAACATAAACGTTTTCATATAAAACTCCGCCCATTAATAAATCAAATGGTAAATTCATTAGTATGCCAGCGTCATCTACACCAGCCAAAACATTTGTGCTAGTTCCAATAGTTGCTTGTAAATTATTAACTGCTGTTTGAGCATTATCAATTGCAATGTTGGCTTGAGTCAATTCGGTTTGAGCAACAGCAATTGCCGTGTCTACTTGAGCCTTAGCAGAACTTAATTCAGAAATTTGAATCTGTGCTGTTGAAGTATCGATAGCGTTAATAGCGTTGGTTGCATTTGCAACACTTGTTTGTGCATCAACAATTACTAGAGAGTCTTGTTTTAGTTGAATAGTCGATGTATCAATTGCAATGACTGTATTTATAGCAGATTGGGCAACATCTACTTTATCTTGTGCTACTGCTACTAAAGTGGTTACAGAATCTACGGCTGTTTGAGCCTGAGTTTTTTCAACAACGGCTGCGGCTACACTCGCTGTAGCAGTATCTGTGGCTGCAATAGCCTGTTGTACTTCTGTAGTTGCTGTGGCAAGGGCTGTATTGACTGCTTGTTGAGCAGGACTTACAACAACTTGTTCTTGGTTGTCTTCAGCATAAACATCTTGAGACATGCCAAATACAAGAAAGAGAGTAACAACTCCCCCACATAAAATAAGTCTTCCAATATTACGTACTACAGATAGTGCTGCGAATGGACGCAGTTTTTTCAATTATTCCCCTCGGAATGTTAAAGCCCAACTATATTATAGCGGCTTCCAATTTCTATTTATAATAAACTTGCTTGCAGTGTTCTGTGAGTTAACTGACTCACCCTGTACACCTTTTCCAGGTGATGCCCAAGTAACAACACTTGGATTTGCTTTTGATTTATAACCTAAATTAGTATTAAAATTAAACTCTTGTTTTCTAGTTTTACGATTTGGATTTACAGTTAACGGTTTACGATTCAATTGAGCCATTAGTCTAATCCTCCAACAAATCCTGCGGCAGTTCCGCCACTTCCTAACCCACTTGTATCAGAGGCAGACTCTCCACTTTCATTTGGGGCTTGATCTCTATTTGGAACATTTCCTTCACGAGGATCTGTACCAGAACTCATTGCACCAATCATGTAGGGATAACTACCAAACCAAAATCCTGCACCTGAATATCCAGACTCACGTTTACGTCCAAATCTACGACGTTGTCTTTCTTCTATGTTTTCTGCTTTATCAAATTGAGAAGATAAATTACCTGCCATTTGACTCACTCCATATCTTCCATATGTACCACCTGGTCCGCCAAATATTCCTTTACCAGTTTGGTAATAATCATTGTTTGCCATAGTTAAACACTCCATTAGGGTCAAACACCACTAAAGATTGTGCAACTAATTTATTAGCAGTTTTTCTAGCATGATGTCCACAAAAATATAACTCTCCACTTGCCAAAGTTGCTCTTACCATTGCTTGAGCCCCACATTGATCACAGCGATCAATAATTGCTATTGGTTTATGCGTCTCTAAAGCAGTAGTCATAACTTAATTATGCCGTGTTTACCAGGTAATGTATACTCATACCAAAAGGAGTCGTAATGCCACTTTACTCATATACCTGTATTAGTTGTGATTTAGATTATGAAAGAGAACGTAGCATTAATGACCCAGAAACAAAGTATTTCTGTGAGCAATGTGGCTACGCTCTAATTCGAGTTTACTCTCCTGTTACAGCCGTTTTTAAAGGCGGCGGTTTTTACAAGACAGACAATCGTTAGTTGTAGTTAGGGTCGTCTAACTTTGCTGCAGGAATTTCTTCTGTAACTGCTTTAACTTCAGCAACATTAGGTATAACTTCAGTAACAGTATCGGTTACAGGAGTAGCCACTGCATTAGAGTTACTACTACCAATAAGAAGACCAGCAAGGGTTCCTGTAATAAAGGTTGCTACGCTTCCTAGTACGTTAAAGAACATCTTATCGTTTTCAGATTGACCAGTAATTGGTTGTGTAACAAATATAAGGGCATACATAATTCCAACAGCGGTTATAAACAAAATAGAACCTAATGTAATACCTAATATAAATTTTAATCTTGCATCTAAATCTTGCGGTGATAATCGTTCTTTAGCCATTTTGTGTTCCTTCTGTTTCTTCTTGACCAACTAGATCTTCTGGACATGCCCCGTTGGCTGTACAGATGGGTGGTTTGCACTCTGCATTTTCCCAATTTGCAGGATTTTGACAAGGATACCTGAAATGCCCATCATACCCACAACCTGAAAGAAGGGCTGTCAAAGCCACTGCAAATAAAGTTCGTTTTATCATGGACTAATTATCAGTCCTGTTGGATACCTAGTCTTTCTAAATACTTCTCTTTTTCGCTCATTAAATGCTCTTCAATTCGTTTGTATTGAATTTTGGTTTGTTCTTCAGTTGCTTTTACTTGTTCTTCAGTCATTTCTCCACTTAGTTCTTTAAAGGTTTGGACAGCAAGATCTAATTGATTTTTAATTAGGGCTGACCGTAATTGAGCCTGATTCCAAAGGAATTCGGCATGTTCTATAATTTTCTGTTTTTTCTTATCTTGAGTTTTAGACATTCCCAGAGCCTACCACAAATTTAGATGAGCAGTTTTTGCGTCCTCATGCTCAGGAGGCTCATATTAAGTTGTAGGGGAATACTACTTAATAGTCTTTAGTTTGTACTTCTTAGCCAACTTGTTATACAGGGCTTTTACATCTGCAAGTGACTTTTGTAAAGTCGCTACAGTGGCTGTTAAATCAGCAATTTGTTTAGTAGCAGTTGCAGTGGCTGAGTCGTAGGCTGCTTTATCAGCGGCACGACCAACCTTTTCTGCTGCAAGTGCTGCTTGAACGGCCGCTAACTCACTAGCAAGGTCACGAATAGCAATGTTTTTGCTAACAGAACCAACTGGAGTTGAAAGGCTCGCAATTGATGTGGCAACAGTTGCATAAACAATTACGGTAACTTGACCTGCTGCTGGCATAACAACATCAAAAGTTTTAGTTCCGTTTGTTGCTGTAACAGAGTCGGTTGTTATAGTAGATGCAGTTGCGCTTGAACCATTGCTTACAACAGTGTTGATAGATGCTCCACCCTTTAAGTTTCCAAATACATCGTATCCAGTTACTTTAAGAGATTGAGTGCTTCCAGCCGCTGCTGATTCTGGTGCAGTTAATGCAATAGCATTAAGAGCGCCAGCAGTTCCTTGTACGTAATATACAGTTGTATTTCCTTTAATTGTCACAGCAATACTTCCAACTGCGGTTGTTTTTGTGTAAACATAAAAATCAGCAGTTGTACCAGTTCCTGTGCTAATTGATAAAGTTGCAGTTCCAGAAGAAGAAGTAACAGGTGCTGTAGATGTTGCAACTGCTGGTACTAGTGTTGCGTTTGTTGCAACAGCAGTAACAACTGTTCCTGTTTCTAAATTTGTTACAGCAATTTTTAACACGTCTGCTAAATCAACGCTATTGTCTGCTGGAACTGGAAGTGCTACAGGAGCAGTTGCTGCTGTTCCTCCAGTTGCTGCCGATCCATTAAGGGTTAATGTAGTGGTGTTTGCGTTTGCTGACGGAACTATGATAATTGTGCTTGTTAGTGCTGCAGCACAGACAAGTGCGATTTTTTTCAGTGATGTCACTTAGTTGTATCTCCTTAAAATAGGCTCACGATAAAGTCTTAAAAATGAGCAATGTCTATAAAAGACGGTCTTATTTTAACAAGTTAAAAGTTTATTTATCTTACAAAAGTTACTTGTATTGTTTTTTTTCTAAATAAGGACCTGAAGTAAAGTTAGTAAGTTTTTCCACAATATCCATAACTTTCATAGGTTTGGCACCAGCATGTAATGCCCCAAGAGCATAGGCTGTTCCAGCACCAACAGCGTAAACTCCATCCATACTTCTCATAACAGCCAAATCTTGGTCAATATCAAACAATTCTCCACCAACAGCCATTAAAAATTGAAAACGCAATCCTTCTTTAGATTTGTCATGGTCTTCATTAAAGTCATATCCATTTTCAGTTAAACATTTTCTAAGGGAAGGCATAGCCTTTGCAATCATAAAGTGATAAATGTCTTTAGACTCTTTAGCGGTCAATTTTGGTGGGTTCCAAATATGTTGAGCAATATCGCAAGGAGATACCTCTCCAGAACCAGCAATTAAAAAATCACCACGTTCAGCAATCTTTACCATTTCAGGATGGCGATAAACTCGACCACTATCATCTGTTACCTGATTATCAGCAAGTATGGTGCAATGGTCTTCGTACTGTATTCCAATAATTGTTGTCATGGATACCCCTTCAGTAGAAAGCCCCCCAAGAATACCAGAAGGTTCTTGGAAGATCGTGGGGGTAAAATGTCCGTTTTAGATGAATTTGACCAGTTCTGCCCAAGTCTTAGGGCCAACAATGCCGTTGGAGTCTAAAATGTCGTGATTGTCTTGAAAAGCAATTACAGCCTTTTTTGTGGCTGGACCGTAGTCTCCATCAGCCATTAGACCAAGAGCACGTTGAACAACCTTTACGCTGTTGCCTTTACTTCCAGGTTTGATAGTTCCTGGAAAAACAGGGGTTTCTAAAACAGGCACACTTGCCTCAACTTCATTTCCAACATAATTTGGGCGTCCAAATCCAACAACACTAACCATAACTTTTTTCTTATTTATTGTGTAACCTCTAACTTTTTTTGCTACTTCACCACCGTTTCGTTGGTCACCTTTTGGATTACCAGCGGTATTACCTTCGATACAAGTAACTGTGCCATCTTCATTATTAGATACAACAATACCTACGTGAGAAATTCTATCTACACCATCTCCTGGAAAATCAAAATAGGCTATGTCTCCTGGTTTTGGAGAAGCATTTTTAGCATCTACCCAGGTACCCATCTTTCTAAACGCAGTTGCACCTGCCACAGTTGAAACTGTATTAGGAACCTTTACACCTGCCTGATTAGCACACCACATAACAAAAGACCCACACCATGGTAGGAAATCAGCCTTGGTAAACTTACCGTACTTAGTTTCATTATCCTTTGGACCCTCAATAGTGCCAACTTCTTTTTCTGCAACCTCAATAATTGCTGCTGCTGTGCCTTTGTCTGCCATTTGGCTCCTTTCGTCTAGGGCTATTATCACAGTGTGGTAGGTTTGGCACATGGCAAAAATAGTAGAACTAACAAAAGATGAAATTAGAATCTGTGCTCAACTAGGCATGGAGCGCTGGTTATTGAAATGGGGCAGTGTAGATCGCCCTAACTATGCAGAGGGCAAACGTCAAGGTTGGCTTGAGTTTGAACTAAACGCAAATATTAGGTCAAATGTTGCAGAGTATGCGGTGGCTAAACTTTACAAAATGCCGTGGAATGTTCCTTGGTATACAAATGATGAACATAAGAACCGTATGGACCATCCTGACGTTGGGATTAACCTTGAGGTGCGCTGTGTTAGAACAAAGGATGCAATTCCTGTTTGGAAAAAAGATGTAAATAAAAACGCCATAATTGTTGGCACAAGAATTCACGACCTAGAGTATTTCTCTTCAGTAGAGATATATGGCTGGTTACCAGTATCAGAGTGTCAAAGAAATGAGTGGTGGTCTCAAGAAAAATCAGGAACTTGTTGGAGAGTTCCAGTAGAGGAGTTTAAAGACTCTATTCCAATGGTTGTGCATCAAGACGACTCATTACTGTCTTTGCACGTTTAGAAGGTTCCTTAGTGAGAAAGCCTCTTCCCCTGGCGTTCTCATAAGGAACTGCAGTTGCAAACTGATCTGATGTTGCATCAAGTATCTTTCCTGATGAATGCTTTAAAAACCAATGACTAGTTCCTTCATGTTTAATTTGCATAGGAGTGTATCCAGCAGACTTACCACCTAGTGCGTGATAGACAGCCTCACTGGCTACGTAGCAGTGGCCAGCGGTCTTGCACTCGTGTCCACGAAACTTTGCACTACGTAGGTCATCAGTTAGATGCTCTCTAACATTAGAAACTATTTGATGGTCGTAGTTATTCATTGAAACTGCTTAAAGTGTCCAGGGTGAATATTAGTAGGCACATACTCTTTGCCCATACGTTCTTCATGACTTCCTTTATCAGTAAAGTTAGTTGTCATTGCTAGGTGGCCACCTTTAAAGTTTTCTTTTCGCTCACCTAATCCTGGCTGACGATAAACTGTTACTGGCACATGAGAAACGCCCTCAGCCATTGCAGCCTCTAATCTATGATGGCCTTCACCAACAACGCCCCAATTGTTAGCATGATCGTATGCAACCATAATTGGATTTTGAATTCCGCCGCCTTTTTGAATGTCTCCTCTAATTCCAGCAATAACTTTAGAACTAGAAGGCTGGGCATCAGCACCAAGACGTCTATGTTCCATTAAAGGAATTAAGCGCTCAGTCCTAACCATGCCAGTAGCACTCTCTGACGGATCTTCTTCAAGATGACCCTTACCGCCTGCTTTTCTTTGTTGTACATAAGATGGAACAGGAACATTAAATTGTTTTTGATTTAGAGTATTCATTGATTAGGGTCTATGTTCCCCTCTTTATCGGCACGATAGTAATTAATGTTCTTAGTTGCCATTGTCTCAAATTTCTTCATAGATTTCCGCTCTTGGAACTTGCCCATTTTTTCTACAACAGGAAACTTAGCGTTAGCATTAAATTGTTTTTGGGTGTAATCAACTACATGCATGCCTTCTGTAGTTGGAACATGATGAACGTAATGATTCTGTAGATCTTTATCATTTCTATATTCAACTACGTGGGATCCATGTGGTAAATAATCATGAGCATAACGACAAGCCCTATCGCACTCACCATCTGCACTCTCTTTACTTCCGCCCATGTATCTTAGTTGGTTGTTATAAGGGTCTTTTAAATCACCTGTAGCGCCTTGTTCTCCACCGAGGTCAGGATGATCTTTATCTGTAAGACTTTTGGCAAGATGGGTTAACTCTCGAGGCGTATGAATTAAGGGCTCTTGTTTCCAGACTCCGTGAGAAAACTCTTGACCTCTACTCATGCTTTCCACTTCCTTGGTGGGTTGTAGGTAACTGTTCCCATTGTTGTTTAGACAGGTTATCTTCGGCAGCCATTACATATCTTCTTCAAGTCTAAAGTCGGGTTCAGAGGTTGTGCGTTTAGGTTTTCTATTAGTTGTATTAATGCCACCTGAAGGACCCTTCATTAAATCAGCAATTCCTTCGGCATGAGACATTTGTATTTTATTTAAATTATTATTTACCCAAGCAGATATGTAATCCGCTCCACCTTCTGCATTTAAATCAGGCTCTGTAGCCTTGTGTTTATCTTGTACGGATTTTTTTCCATATCCAGTTTGAGAGTAACCTTTAAACTTAGGTTTTTTTTTCATATGGAAACCCAACCTAAATACTTAGCATTTGGGTTATTAATACGCCATTGAGTCATTAATTTATTTTGTTTACTCCAATTTAGTTCATTAGTTACAAGGCCGCATTTAGGGCACAGAGTTGCGCCCATACTCTTATAGACATGCTCACACATAGTGGTCACGGGCTCACCTGTCTCTTTGCTACTAACTCATCAAAATCTTTTATCTTCGTGCCGCCCCCATATGTCCAAGCATAACCTTCATCAATTAACTTTTGATTAAGTGAAACCTCGGCGCCATCTAGGAATACCCATCCAAGTATACGCCCGTACTTCTCTGATGAGTCGGGTTTCTCTGTTTTAATTACGACATCTTTTGCCGCCGCTAATTCTTTTTTAAGTTTTTCTTTAACCTCCAAGCCGAGGGCTTTTTCCTTTGCATCAGTAGTACGACTCTCAGGTGTATCTATACCCGCTAGGCGCACACGGGAGAAGAATGAAACGGAGAACCCTAAATCAATATCCACATCGATAGTGTCACCATCAACTACCTTGTGGACCTTCTTTACACGATACTCATACATTATTTTTTAACCTTTGGTCGGTATGGCTCAATACGTTCTCTAACTCTTCCATCTTTGCCCATGCGTACAATCCAGCCATCTTTTATCTGCATAGGATTAAATGAACGATTTGTTGAATATTTAGCACTCATAACCACTCCTTAGCAGATTTAGGTCCTTCTAATTTTAATTCTTTAGGATTGGTAGTTACAAGGTCGTATCGACCTGGCACTTCAAGAGAGACTTTATATCCAGCATGTTTTTGGTTGTTCTCCCAATATTCATTTTCATTTTCGGCAAATTCGTGATTGTCAGGAATAGTTACTTTAAAAACATTTTTACCATATTCATCTGATGTTCCTGGATGATCAGCAAGATAGGAGCCTGCACGTAATCCGCTTTTTTTAATTGATTTAACATGTTCATCTAAAGTTCCGTGATAATAAGTGCGGAATTGATCGGAAGAAAGATTTTGGGCGCTCATTTATGCTTCCCTACTACCTTAAAGCCTGTCTTAGATACCCATACTCCACCAGCCTTACCACCTGCTAATGGATCTGGACGATAATCCTCTGTTGGTTCTACTTTATAAACAATGCCTTTTTTTGAATACTTGGCTTTATCTTTGTCTCTATGAACCATACTATTGCCACTGGCTGCGTATATTGCACGACCCATAGCATAATCTTTATCTTCTGTTGCAAATACCAAACTTCTTGGGCCAGATTTTGGCGGAGTTATAATATCGCCTTCATTAAACTCTACGTTAGTTCCATGAAACAATTCAGGAAATTGTTGTTTAGAAAGATTTCGAGCACTCATACAATTCCTGTTTCATCTTCAAGCGGAAATTCTCCAACTTTTTGACCTTTATGAAAGTGATGTAATTTAGATAGTTCAACTTTAGAACCAAATCTAACTGTATGTTCTTTTTCATGACTATCAGGACCAAAAATACCCACACCGCTATCTAAGTCTCCACCACCACGTTCTTCCCACTCTTTGGTGTATGGTTGAATAACATCGCCTTTAGTTACCTTGGCTTCAATAACTGTTCCGTGACCTTCACTTGGGTCATACTCGCCTTTGATAGTTCCGACAGTTGCAAAGTCTTTTGCCACATCTAAATCATTTGTCCAGTGTTCACCTATCCTGTAGTGCGCTACATTATTAGGATGACGTTTAACTCCACGAAATAGTGTAACTGATAAGTTATTTTCAGCACTCATTCATGTTCTCCTGTAATCATAAATCCGTGAGGGGAGGAGTAGAAACGTTCACCCTCTATGTTCCCAGACTCTTCTTTAACTTCATCGCTAACTGGGGATACTTTATAAACTTTTACTGGATTCTTCTCAGCGCCCTTTGGCATTTTAGTTTCGCCAAAAAATCTTGCTTGTCCTGGATCACTTGTAGCCCATGCACGAGCCATGCGGCCTTCTCCCTCAGTGACAGCAGGTAATATGAAGCCACCACTTACATCTGCTCTAGTCCCATGGTACATGGGGCCAAATTGCTGTTGGGAAAGATTTTTATTCATTAAAGGCTTCCTTGGGCCAAATTGCTTCTGGGTGATAGTACCTACCTACTTTTTTTGCCCAACTGTCGCCTTCTTCAGTTCTATCTTGACTATGCTTAAGTGTTGGAATGCTTTTATCTTGTTTCTTTAAATTAATTCCCATATTCCACATAGCAGTAGCAACACCTTTACGTTGATGTGATGGCTCAACATCTACGTTACTTACACCTAATCCTTTTTCCCATCTCATTTCACCTATTGGTTTATCTTCTTTTTTTGCAACAATACTGTGTCCACCTTGTTCATCGGCGCCTTTATATTCCAAGGTATACTCTTTAAACTGTTGCTTAGATAGATTGCTCATTAGTGATGGAAGTGTTCGCCATCAAGAGTAGTGTGTGGATCATCTGTGTACTTGCCATGATCGTGATGGTGTAGGGCGATTAAATCTTTATGTGATAATTCGTGATCCCAATTATTATCAATTGGTCTTACTCCTGGGATATGTGTTTCTTCATGTGAGTTTCTATATTGGGCGAACTTTCCCATCATGTGGCCGTTATCTGATTGCAGATGATCTAATAGATCAGCATGGTTGTGAATACTTACTGCACGAGTTCTTTCAATCTCCGCCCCTGCATGTTGCATCTGTGCGGCAGCATGAATCTGCTTATAAGCATTTACGGTTTCTTCATCTAGATGGATTTCAAAACTACCATCTTCATTGGGTGTATTAGCCATGGCCCTAGTGTGACATTAAGGCTACTGTCTTACGCCTCTATTTAAAAAAAATTTAAAACGCCAAAGTTTTAATCTCCTTGTAATAACAAAAGAGACAGCCCACGATACCAATACCGTGGGCCGTTTTAGATAACCCCCCACTTATGGGGAGATTACTTGCAAATCATAACACCTATTAAAGAAAGTGCAAAATCACTCATTCTTATGGGTGTAGTGGCCTCGTAGGTGCGTTCGTTTCCTATGACAGTTGGCACATACTACATCGCACTTCTTTAACTCGGCGATCATTTTTTCCCAACTATTAGTCTTATGCAGTAGGGATGGGGTAAATTTTTTCTCAGAGGGCTCTCTATGGTCTAGGTCTAGGACATAGTAAGGGTACTTAACGCCACAATCCATACAGCCACGGAGTTCTTTATACTTTTGTATGTAATCACGTATCTGGTGTTTCTTTGTTTTGTTACGGATTAATTGGGCGGGTTTATTTTTGTTGTAGTATCTCTTAGAAGATCTACTATTACTCTCTTTAGCCGCCTTGGACTTCCTGTCCTTATAAGGCATCTAGTTATTGCTGAGAATAAAGAATTGCGGCGGTAATCCAGAGTAATGCAATAATTACCGACATTATCTTCATCACCTTATAAACAGGTGAACTATTCTTACGGGAGAACCACAACAGATACAAGGCTACGACAGTCAAACAGAGTAATGCTAAGAAGTCAGTTATTAAGATCATTTGATTCTCCGATCAGTTATTTACAACTTGAACAGTAATTAGGGACTCGCAGGTTATCTACTAAGGTCATGTAGTTTCTAGAACACCTGGAACAGGTGACCATTACATCCTTAATATCTTTAATGCGAGTATCTCTTCGCAACTCTAGACCAAATAGATACATGATTACTCCTCAAACTCAGTTGGCGGTAAATTGCCCCAACTTGGATTTCTTGCACCACACATAACACAAGTTACTTGACCATCCATATCTAGGTCAAACTCACACTTAGTGGCGCACTCTTTAGTACTCATGGGATAAACCCTATACCCTCTTGGCTACTGTCTTTGTCAATACTGAAGAAAAAAATTATTGGGGGTTTTCTTGGGAATCCTTGACTATCTGGGTTATCTGATCAATAGTGGGGGCGGATAAATTTAAGCCTTGTATACCCTCAAGTATCTCTTTAGCCATCTGATTGCGGACACTGGCTTTTAACTCGTCGAAGACGTGGGAGGTTTGTTCCATTATGAGAATTGTTGTGGGTTTAGATTATTATGGGACATAAGTTTAGAAAACCGTTCTCCTAGTTCAGAGTCGTGGGTACCAGCCATTTGACGATAGTCATCTAGATGGGACTGGATTTTTGACATATGGTCAGCAAAAGGTTTAGTCACAGGACTATTAGCGCCCAAGTTGTAATGGGCTACCTGATGGGCTGCACCAAGAGCATCCACTACATGACCTAAATGAGTAGTGGCAGATGCGTGGTTGTTCTCATCGTAAGATGAGTTAGCAAACTCATGATGCATCTGGGCGGTTTCTAGGTATTTGTTCATAAAAACAACTGTGGTATTTACGTGTCCACGTTTTTCTTCTTCAACACCTCTTTGAACTTTATTAATCAGTGTATTGATACCCCTAGTAACATGGCCAAATGCTTTATCTTCGTTAGCCATTACAGATTATGGGCGTTCTTCTTTAAATTTGCCCTCATAGTAGTCAAAGCCTTCTTCACCAGTGTTTACTTTAATGTCGTGCTCTCCCATGCGATGGGCACGGGCACGGTTTACATTTAAAAGGTCAATGTCATCGCCACTTGCTTGGTAATCCTCAAATTGCCGACCTAAATAATTTTTATTTCGCTTTTTAGATGGAGACTTCTCCTCATAATCAGCGTAATCATCTAAAGCCATAGCAACCTCGTTTCGTGGCCTAAGTGTAGACCGCCACATCCCAACAAGGTTGGCAAAGATACCCTTGTTTCTCGGGAACATATAGATGTGTGTATCTAGATTTAATCTTATTTTCACAAGTAAGGCATAACCAAGGCGCTGTTTTCATACCCATAGCCTACCCCATCGGCTACTGCTTAGATCGATACTATAAAAAAGTATTATTTAGGGGAGGTAGGCTTTTTTAAAGACTTTTTCCAGGCTTTGCCTGCTTTTGATAGGTTAGAACTATGTTTTGGTGCAATTAAACCTTTTTCTTCAGATTGTTTGTTTGCCTCGTTTAACAAGTGCGTAGCAACTCCACGATGACGGTGGTCATCTGCTACTACAATGTTTCTTATATGACCTGTTTCAGGGTGCCAAGAGATGAACCCAGCATAAGTATTTTCGTTTTGATTGTTTCCTTTATAGGCCTCAATTGAATTAGACCTAGGAATTCCTCCATCATCGTATATATACGTCAAATCACTGTGGGCATATTTTCCCAATTGTTTAGGGGAAAGGTGGTCTGAGGCTGCCATACCCCTAGTTTACGGCTACTGCCATCCTCCCACAGCATCAACCATGTCTCCGACCTGGGGGGTCCCCTGTGCGCTGGCGTTTAATGGTGGGGGGGTCTTGGCTTATTTGTTTGTGTTAACACTTACACCTGATTACTAATCAGGTGCGATCTTGTTAACACACGCTTAATTACCATGTGTTCCACATATCTTGATGACGAATTGATGACGGATAACAATTAACAGTTCGGCTACTGCGATCAATAACATTTTGTCCATACGACCACCACCAGCCTATTAGCCAACTCTCCGAGTTGTTATCAGATCATTACTTGTTATCAGATCATTACTGCTTATCTCCTTGTAATAACTCACATAACCAAACGCACACGCATTACTAACTAGCCATGTATCTAGTGCTTCACTTGAATACATATCATTACTACAACTTCGTTGTGGCTATCTACTCTTGGCTCTCTTGGCTCTCTTGGGTATTCATATAACTATCCATTAAACATGGAACATGTATCTATCTATCTCTCTATTTAGTTATTACTGGAAAAAAATACTTCGGGCGCAATTTCCCACCTAACTAAATAACTTCAACAAAGCGCACACACATAACTAAATTAACTAACTCGCATCTGCGTTCGTAAAGTTAGTTCGCAACTAACTCCCCACCACCGCCAGCACCGCCACCACTAAGTTCCAGCCGTTAGAACATGTGTTCGCATAGTTAGTTCGCCAGTTTGCCGATTACCCCCCACGCTTGGGGCTTTCACGCTCAGATACCCCAAATCGGGCTTCTAAGGGGCTTTTTAGCCCTTTACCCCCCTTTTTGAGCCTATTACCCCACCCAAACCCCAATAAACCAGCCATGAGCCAGCGTGTTCCACGCTCAAAGGGGCAAATCGGACATTTCCCCCCCGATCATGCTCTCGGCTCTTAATAGGGGTGTTAGGTCACCTGGATTACTTCGTGTATCTTTGGACATGGCACACGACAATTAAATAATTAACTTTTTCAGAAACCTCTAGGGGCAATTAGTTAGTTATTTATGCGAGTGGTAAAGGGCTAGTCAGAAATTAAATATCTAGTGAACTTATTAAGTCATTAAATCCTTCGGGAACTTATTAAGGTGATAGAAAATAATTGGCTGATAATTAAATAGAGAATTGTATTATGTTTTTTCTGCTATTACTGAACAATAAATAATCTGCGAATTATCTTTGTTTAGTAATAGCGGTGAATACATAATCAAATGTATTCAATACAACTTAATAATAATTTGTTCCTTCCCCCTAACAAAAGGAATAATAATGAAAACAAATACCTACATAGATACAAACGGAAATATCGTTGCTACTGGAACAATATCTATTAACCAAATTGATCTTGTTCTATCTAACGGAACTCGCTTTTTTTCTACTCGTTCCGACAATTACACCCTTGATGTTTTGAAAAACTTAAACATTAACAAAATAATCAAAGGACTTTAAGAAAGGTTGTTAATGAACGAACCAATTAAAAAACTAATTGTAGATGATCTAACTCTTGATGAACTTGGGTTGCTCTACACCGCATTAAAAGGCATGGCAATAAAAATGAAAGAGTTTGGAGATGAAGTTCCGCAAGAACTTTTGGAAATAACTTTTTCACTTGGACAAAAAGTTCAAATTATCTTTGATCGCAAAAGTGATGAGAGAGTTGCTTTTTTTGAACTGGCTAATGAGTTATTAGATGATGTTGCTATTGCTTCTGAAATTATTACCGCAAATCCTAATATCTCAATACCTGAATATAAATAAATAAGTTTGTGTTAGTGATTAGGCTTTCACTAACACAATTTACTTCCCTTGTAATACAAATCAAATAACAACTAACAGAAACGGAAAACAAAAATGACTACGACAACAACAAAGTCCTTCTTTGTTCCTACTTTGGAACAAACAGGACACTACATAGAGAGAACTTTCGCTGGCAATATCGGTGAAACTCAAATGTATGACTACGCACTTGAAAACAAAATGAATATCTTAATTGAAGGTGAAGCAGGAACAGGTAAAACAACTTCTGCTATGGCTTACGCTTCAAGGCGTAAAATGAACTTCTTTGCCGTTCCTTCTAACAACGCACTTGATTTCACACAATTAACTGGTGGATTATTTCCCGATAACAAGGGAGAGTTAAAGTGGGTTGACGGCGCAATTACTAAGATCGTTCGTGAAGGTGGAGTGTTATTGATTAACGAACTAAATAACGCACCTAAAAATCTTTCACAATATCTAATGAGTTTATTAGATGATCGCAGATCAATTACTTTAATGAGCCACGACAACGAAGTTATCCACGCTCACCCTGATTTATTAGTGGTGGCAGATATGAACCCTAACTATCGTGGAACTCAATTACTTAACGAAGCATGGAAAGATCGCTTTGCTATTAAGTTAACTTACAACTACGACACAAACATTGAAAAGCAAATTGTTAATTCAGGTTCATTACTGGAACTTGCTAATGGTATGCGTTCAACAATTCGTGTTAATGATGTTAGTTCGTCTGCTTCAACGATATTTGAAACGCCAGTATCTACTCGTATATTAAAAACCTTTGAGCAACTTGCTAAGGGTCTTTCTTACGATTTTGCTACCGAAGTATTTGTTAACAACTTTGCTGATGATGAACGACCAGCAGTTCGCATGTTGTTAGAAGGTAGCGAATACAACATTAAATCCGATCTCGGATTACTTCAACCAGTTAACGCTTAGTTAGGAATAAATAATGGATTATCCATTTTTAGATGTAGAGAGTTTTCAAGAACTTTCCGATCTAAATAAAGCAACTAAATACAAAGCGGAAATCAAACGCCAAAGAGTTGAAAGGTTTGCTCAATTCTTTGGCAGAGTTAATTCGGCACTCACACTACGCAAGGTAGAAGTTAAAGTTGAACACGCAGATATAAACGCACCTGCGTGGTCAGGTGCTAGTCATGTTGTATTCAATTCACGACTACTTGGTAATTTAGATACCGCAAAAGAAATTGCTGGCTTGCGTGGATTAGATTTACACGAAGTTAGCCATATTCTTTACACACCGAGAGAAGGTTCGGAGATATTTGAGTGGTGTAGAGAAAATGATTATCTATTTGCCTATAATGCGTTAGACGATCAACGCATTGAAACTTTATTTACAACTCGTTATCCGTCAACAATAAACTGGTTCACTTCAACAATACTTATTCATTTTGTTGATGATCCAAAAGCGTTTGAAACTTCTTACGGACTATTGCGTGGTCGTCAATATCTGCCAACAGAACTATTGGCACGATCACGCAACGCATATAAATATCAAGATCACCTTGACGAAATATGCGACATAGTTGACCAGTATCGTTTATTAACTTTTCCTAACGATACTGAGATCGCAAAAGATTTAATCAAACGCTTTCACGATTTAATGCCAACACAAGAAGTTCCTAATCAAGAAAACTTGGCAAACTGGGAACTAGATTTACTTGGTAAAGATAAGTCAGGCAAAAAAATTGTGGTAGCAATTAAATCTCCTTTTGGTCATGGAGAAAGACCACACGAAGGTATAGAAAGTTCTGCCACTTCACGACCAGTTCCACCAATTCAACAAAAGCGTGATGTTGCTAGGGCTAAATCAATACCACTTAAAGATGATGTTAAATTAGCAGAACAATTAAAATCACAACCAGTAATAGAACTTGATTTAACTAATCAAGATAAATCTGCTGATGAAAGTAAGTCTGCTGGTAATAACAAACCTGATGATCTATCTGCTATAAAAAATATGTTAGAAAACATATTAGATAATCAACAGATCGCTAATGAGATTAACGACATTATTAGACAAATTGGTGGCTTACCTTCTCTTGCCACTAACAACTCTAAAGAACCAATTAAATCTCGTTATGAAAATCAATTACCTTGCGCTAAAACTTTTCAGGCTTCATTATCTTTTAGTAGAGAACTGGAAAGATTAAAAGCAACCTTTGACCCTGCTTGGGAAACTTATCAAGCACAAGGTCGCTTACAAGCGCACAGATATATTCGTGGTGATGATTTAACTACGATCTTTGATAAGTGGGAACAAGGTAAAGATGAAGCCACAGAAATAGAGTGTGTAATTCTTTTAGATAACTCAGGTTCTATGGGTGGTCATAAAGCACACTCGGCTTATCGTGCCATGTATGCCATTAAAAAAGCGTTAGATCGTATTAACGCAAACACCACAGTAATTACTTTTAATTCAATTACGAACATTTTGTATCGTGTTGATGAAAAAGCAACAAATGTAATTCGTAATGCTGGTGCGAGTGGTGGAACTTGCCCAACAGAAGCCATTACATACGCAACTAAAATACTTGCTGAAACTGAAAAGCCAGTTCGTATTTTCTTTGTAATTACTGACGGAGAGTGGGAAGCCACTTGGGTAAATGAAAACAACGAAGCAATTAAAAAACTGGGTAATGCTGGTGTGTTAACTGCTTTTGCTTATATCGCTGATAATGCTGAACAGATATATCTTGATAAAGATAAATCTCATTATTGCGAAATTAGTGCGGTTGTTAATGACCCACTTAATTTAATTAACATGGCGAGATCAATAGTTAAGTATGCTATTAAACGCAGGTTAGTTAATAACTAATAAACAACTAAATGTGGTGGAACATGGTCGGGGGGCTATGTTCCACCCTTCTACTAATAAGGAGAATAAATAAATGAAATCCGCAGAGTTAAATATAGGAACTAACTACGCAGTAATTCCAGCATGGGATTACTCATCAAGCGATAAGAAAAATCCTGATCGTGTTCAAAAAAACCATGTTGCGAAAGCAACTCTTGTATCTAGTTCTAAATACGAATACAAAGTGTATAGATCAGATAAACAAGACGACCCTGCTTTTGCGCCAGCAAATAAGGGTTCAAGAAATGTTGGTTATTTAGTTTGTTCAGATGATTACAAAGCAAATGGACAAGCACAGACAACTATTTTTTGGTTGGCTAGACCACAAGATATTGTTGCTGAATATAAAACTCTTGAACCAAAGTGGGCTGAGAGAGAACGACAAGAACTCTTGGAACAACAAAAACATGAAGCAGAAAGAAAGGAACAAGAACGCAAACTTAAAGAAGCAAGGGAATATCACGAAAGAGTGTCTGCTTCTTTACTGACTTCTTTACAAACCATTATTGGTGATCGTGTAAAGAACATTACAGTTGACCAACGCAACCGCAGAGTTGGCGATCAATATATTGAAACCTCAGAGATGAACATAGACTTCAAAACTATGAGCATATTGGTTGAAAAAATCCTTGAAGCAAGAGATATGGTGGGTTAATGACTACACAAACTAAAGATAGTTTTTATCTTGAACGATTAAAAACTAAGTTCAATACTGGTGAAGCCTATTGGAGTGTTGGTGAAACTGGCACAGCAGTTTGGCAACCGCACACTCGCAATAAGTTTGATGTATTAACTGAACACAAATTAGTTGATATAACTTTTGATGAACAAATCTACAAAGGTTTTCAGTTAATACTAATTGGATTTCATTATGAGTTTAGGACAGTTTTGGACTTAAACGGAAATCCAAGTTCAAGTTATTTGGCTGATGATGAAATTGGCGGATACATGAATGATGTTAAATCATTTACTTATTATGAAGGCATGGCTTACGAAATTGGTGGCGTTAAAGATAGTCAACAAAACTTAAATTGGTTGGGTGAGTGCGCCACGCTTTACATGTATGGCGGTGATACTGACCCAAATAAAACAATTAAAAAGTGCCAAAAGAAATTAGATTTACTTTCACAAATCGTGAGTGTGAGAGATGAACTAATTTCTATATCTACTGAAAGGGCTGGTTCATACGATACAAAAAATCCTTACAACACTAATGTAGGTGATTTAGTATTTATTCAAGCGCATGGTCGTTTGCGTAAAGGCAAAATTGTATCTACAACTGGTAGCCGATTTATTGTTGGCTATACAACTCCTTCAAACTCTATTGATCTAAAGTATAAAACTCTTAGATTAAATGAGTTGTGGGTTGTATGAAATCAAAACGAACTAAAGTGTGTATAGGTTGTTTTACTGCTTTGCCACTTAATCGTTTTAATAAACATATAGACGGAAAATACAAAGTTAGGGCAAGGTGTAAATCATGCTTTGCCCTAATGCGTAAGGGTTCGCCACAACGCAAGGCAGATAAAATAAAACTACTCGCTAATGGTAAAAGGCGGTGTAGTTATTGTCGCAAGATCAAGCCCTTATCTCGTTTTCAACCAAAGGTTCACGCAAGCGGTAATAAGGGCTATGAAGGGGCGTGTAAGCCTTGTGTGTCTATTAGACAGGCAAATCAACACCGAAACAACCACAAGGCAGTAAGAGAGTTTGTATTTAATTACTTATTACAAAACCCTTGTGTTAATTGCGGTGAAACTAATGTATTGGCTTTGGAGTTTGACCACTTACATAGTAAAAAGTTTAATATCGGAACGGCTATTGGTAATAACAAACTTTCTAAATCAATTAAACATGAGATTAAAAAGTGCGTTGTTAGATGTTCCAGTTGCCACCGCATTAAAACTCATCAGGAACAAAATAGTTGGAGATACCGATTAGTTATGGAAAGGAGTAAATAATGAAATCAAAAACTTATTACAAAGTTAGAACTGCCGTTCGCATTATCTTTTGGAGTGCGTTAGTAGTTGGAGTTTATTATTTAGCAACTCACATAAATTGGGTTGGAGATCATTACTGCTTTGGCAATATGGATAAATGTTATTTAGGGGGTGAGTAAATGGGGTATGTAGAAATTGTAAGGCGAGTATCTAGTAATGAACTAGATATATGCGATCAATGTAATCAACAAGGCGTTAAAGAAAACGGCAAAATGATTACAGACAATTACTCTCAGGATATTTTGTGGTTCTGCTATAACTGCGTAGAAGCACAAAAAAGATCACTCTCTTAATTAAATAAACTTGTTGGATAGGCGTTAACACAAGACTTGTCGGGTTCGTTTTCATACCCACTCCTTTCACTTGTGAAGGGCGGTCAAGACTTTTATTATCCTTAAATTGCTTTGGATAATAAGACGAGCCGTATCTGCGCCTATTCAACTCCCTAATAGAACTGGATTATTAAATGGAAAATAAAACAATACAAATACTTCACCAAAGATTTAACTATCAAAAATCTATATCAGAAGTTGCTCGTATGTTTGGAATATCACGAATACAGGTTAGAAAAATAGAGTTAGAACATGGAACTAAATACTTACTTCAATTTGGAAAAAAGGAGAACTACTAATGGCTGATGATCTATTAGATGAAAGTTTGTTTGATGAAACTTTTAATAGCGACCCACAATGTAATTGTGAGTGCGGTTGTGAAGTTCCAGTATTAGGACAATGTGTTAGTTGTTCGTCTGATGACGGACACCAAAACAATAATGGGTTGCCAAAATATGACCAACTTAATGAACTTGTATTAGGAGATAATCAATGAACCAAGAACAACAGGACTTAGTTAAATCAATTAACTTTGCCACCGAGTTTATTAAGATCGTTCGTGGATTTCAGGTTGACCAAGAACGCAAAGATAGTTTGCCCCAAGAAATTAAAGAATATCTAGCCAACGAACACTTGAATAAGTTAATTTCAGATCAAGGGTTAGAACCTGAAATGTTAGTTTGGGGTTTATTACACATGATAGAGATTTTATTAAGAGTTAATGATTTACAACCTACTGACTTAATTGATCTCATGGAACAGTTTATTAAAAAAATAGAGAGTGAGTAATAATGACTAAAACTAAAAGCCAAGTATCTTTTACTAAGGCGAGAAAAACAACTAAACCAATAGAACTAACTATGCCTACACCAAGAGATATAGACAATACTCCATGCCAAACAGTTGACCCTGAAATCTTTTTTCCTGACCCAACTGATACGGCTGGCATTACAAAAGCCAAAACTCTTTGTGGTAATTGCGATCAAGAAATAAAACAAAAGTGTTTATCTTTTGCTTTAACTAATAAAGTTCACTACGGAGTTTGGGGTGGACTTACAGAAGTTGAACGCCAAAGTTTGCTTCGCAAACAATACAGAAGTGGTATTACTAATGTATTTACAAATTAAATGGGGGAATAAACCTAATGAAACTAACGAGAAAGTTAATAAAAAAACATGAGCGAGTGGCTAACAAATACAGATATAGCAGAATTAACAGGGCTAAAAGTAGAAACTCTACACACCTATCTAAATCGCAACACCCTTCCAACTCCCGACAATTACATAGGGAGAACGCCAGTTTGGAAATCAAATACGATCAAACAATGGATTAAAGACCGAGAACAGGAGATTAACTAATGGCAACAATGAATATCTATATTGAGTTAAATGATGAGCATGAAGGCGACAATGCGCCAGCGTTTGCTCACGATTTAATGAAATATACCTTTGATGAGTTAATAATTAAAGATCAAATTAAAAACTACGAGTGGGAGATAATAGAGTGAATAAAGATCAAGCAATTACCGAAATGTTAAATCTACGCCAGTTGTGGGAACTAGAACAAAATAGTTCAACGGCAGACGGAAACTCAGATTACGCAACCTATACAGGTGCTATAAATGCGATCAATGTTGCTATTAAAATTGTAAAGGAGATTAACTAATGGGATTAGACATGTATTTATATGCGGAAAAGTATATTGGTAGTTCTACTGATGAAACTGGCTCGTATAATAAAATTAAAAATCTTGCTGGATTAAAAGATTTACCTACTCCCAGTTTTTCCAATGTATTAGTTAAATCAATGGTTGGTTATTGGCGAAAAGCCAATGCTATTCATGGCTGGATAATTGATCGGTGTGGCAAGGGCGTTGATGAGTGCCAACCAATTTATTTAAGTGATGATGATTTATTAAATCTAAAAAACGATAGTATTAAGGCTTTGGCAAATCCTGATCGTGAATATCAAATCACAAATAATAAAGTTTTTTATCAATTATGTGATTACTTAAATACTTTAGAAAAACCAATTACAGTTGATAATTATGAAAATCCACTTAAACCAGTTGAAGGATTTTTCTTTGGTGGTGATGAATTAAGCGATTATTATTATGAACAACTGGAATACACTATTGATTTAATCAGTTCTCTATTAGAAAACGATCAAGAGTTGGGATTTATTTATCAAGCCAGTTGGTAGGAACTAACTTTAGTTTTCTCCAGACAAGTTAGTTAGTTAGTTAATTAAGCGTGAACTAACTTTGGGGAATTAAATAAAGTTAGTTGATCTTAAATTGCCCTTAGTCCAAATTGGATTAGGGGCAATTTTTTGACCTAAAACCTACTGGTGAGTATACTCGCCAGTAATATACTGACCAGTAGGGGGAACTAATGGCGTATGTGGTTAAGCGTAATAACAGATTTACTGGTTATTACAGGCTTGGAAATAGGCGTTTATCGGCTGGCACATGGGCTAATAAGAGTGAAGCCATATATCACGCCATAGAAGCGGAGAAACAGGGTTCTATTGCCCCTTCAAAGGCTAATTTAAGGGTAGGCGATTTTATAGATCAATGGTTAGCGGTATCTGACCTAATGCCGATCACAAAGAAGGGCTATAAATCAGTTTTAAGCAGGTTTGTAGTTCCAGTAATCGGTGAGCGTGAACTAACTTCCCTGAAGCCCGTAGAACTTACTAAGTTAATTGATGATCTAAAACTATCGGGAGTTAAATCAGCGACCTTAAATCAAATCAAGGCTTCTCTCGGTTCTATGTTTTCAAAGTTAGTTAGTGCTGGTCAGTTGGAAAGAAATCCCACGCATGGAATTAAGATCAAGGTTAATCATGCGGATATTGCCAAGTTAATTGAACCTGACGAGTTCAAAGAGATAGTGAAGTTTTTACCGACACAAGGGGCAAAATTGTTTGCTCAGTTTTTAGTAGTAAGTGGGTGTCGCTATGGTGAAGCAACGGAAGTAAGGGCAAAAGACATTAACTTCAAAACTGGAGAAGTTTTTATTCAAAGGCGAGTTAGTGATCTAGGGAAGCAATACAACAAGGGTAATCGGTTTTTAGTAGTAGAAGCCACGAAATCGGGGCATAAGAGAAGCGTAGTAATAGGAAAAGCCCTATTACAGCAATTAAAAGCGTATGTCCTAGCAAAAGGCATAGCAAAAGATGACTTGATGTTCCCAAGAACAATTTTATTAACGGAAGGTAAACTTAAAGGTTCACGAAGCACAAAGCCTTCTCAACCATTTGAGAAAGGCGGAAAACAGTTCCAGCATGGAACTCTTTACTCCTATACACATGGGGGTTGTAGATGTGAAAGGTGTAGGCAAGCAGTAGCAAACTACCGCAAAGCCAAAGCCCAAGCAGAAGCACTAGCAGAAGCAGAGCAGGTAAAAAGCGAAAGCCGTAAGGCAAAGCAGAAGCACCAGCAGAAGCATAAGCAAGGGAGTTTCATCAACAATATGAGCCACATGCCTCGTGATGTATGGAGAACAACATGGAACAAAGCAATAGCCAAGTCCGCAATCGGCTGGTATCCGAGAACTCACGATTTACGACATGCCAATGCTACGCAGTTGTTAAAGAACGGCATAGACATACATGAAGTAAAAGAGCGATTAGGACACCAATCGATCAAGACGACAGAGCGGTATTTACACCGCCTTCGTTCACACCAGTCAAAGGCATCTGAAAGTGCCAACGACTATTTGGAGTGATGATGAAATCAAACGCACGAATAAGAGCCGAGCAGATGCCAAAGACAATAGTCAAAGCATCAGCAAAAGCCAAAGCAAGAGTAAAAGCACTAATACTTAGTGGGTCGATCTCGACCTTAGCCGTAGCATTTGGAGTAGCAACTACGCCTGATGCCATAGCACCAACTAAAGCCGAAGCAGTAGTAGTTCAAGCAACTACAAATGAAGCGATCTTAAAAAAATATGAGAACGCTCATAAATTGACCGATACTGAATTGGTCGAATTGCTTCGTGCCGTAGGCTTCACAGGCACAGACCTAAAAGAAGCATGGGCAATAGCAAAAAAGGAAAGTAATGGGCGACCACTTGCTCACAATCCAAACACAGACACAGGCGATAATTCTTGGGGTATGTTTCAAATAAACATGCTTGGAGAGTTAGGCGAAGATCGTAGAGAAAAATTTGGTTTAGAAAATAATGCCGAATTGCTCAATCCTGTGGTTAACGCAAGCATCACCTATTACATGAGTAAAGGTGGTAAAGACTGGAGTTCTTGGCATGGAATTACACCAAAGACTAAGCAGTTAATGGAACAGTTCCCAGTAAAGAACGCAAAGCAATAGCAAAAGCCATAGCAAAAGCATAGGCAAGCAAAGCAATAGGAGAAGCAGTAGGAGAAGCCCCATCAGAAATGGTGGGGTTATCTTAGAACTAACTTACCTGGCAACCAGGAAAAGTTAGTTAGTTAGGAGCAAGGGCATGAATGAACAGCAATTTGTAGATCGATATAGTGAATTAGACAAGCAATACATAAAGCATAAGCAAGAACAATATAAAGATTATAAAGAACCTAACTTGTCTTATAGCGAAGAATTGTTTTGGAATAAGTTAGTTCATTTAGGTTGGAGAAAAGATAGCACAACAACAGAGTGTTTAGTATTGGTCTGTTCTGTTTGTGAATTATCAATAACAAAAGTCATTCTTAAAGATACCTCTGATGTTAGAGGTTTATTAAATGTAGACGAAAGAAAGCGTCATCACCAAAGATACTATTGCAAAGCAACAGGTAAAGTAGAGCAAGAGTAGAGTGAAAGCAAAGCAGTACCAAAAGGCTATTGATTGTCTTTAATTAACCTAACTTCGCAAGCATCTGTTGTGCAGTAAGCCTCACCAATAGCGTCGGCAGCCATACCAGCATAAACTCCAGATAAATCAATTGGAAAAAGTTTCATACTTCCTTCTGACTCATATTCTTCAGCAGTTATTTGTGTGTAAGGCATTTGAGGATAGGTAGCATTACCAGAAGGTAAAAAGGATACGGTTTTAAGTTGACCATCATACATATGCAAAGCCGTACCAATAGCAGAGGCTTCCGTTTCAGGATTAAAACTAATAGTCACACTTACAGAATTATCTGACCAATACCTTTGTGCAGTAGCAGCAAGAGCCATTTTTTCATAGATACTTACATCTTTCTCACTACGCATAGCCTTAGATTTAATTGGAAAGAAGACAACTGAAGTCGTAGCAGGAGACTCACTTGCTGGCTCTACTCGATAGTTAGCCATCTTAAACAATGGGAGCATTGGATCAGAGTTAGCAAACCTAATAGCACGGTTGAAGTACTGTCCACCTACAGTCCAATGAACGCCAGGTGATTCACCTGCCAAGATACTAACTGTTCCACTTGGCTTCACAGTCGTCATCTTGATTGACTCACGGATACCAAGCCACTCTGAGTAGGTTGTGTCATATGTCTTAATTACCTTGTATCCCTCATCCATCCATTGACGTAATGTTGGTAATCCTTTTCTATCTGCAAAATTAGCCACTCCTGAAACAGAAGTACCTATGCGCCGATTTCTTTGCATGATGGCGTTTGTCTCTTCCCAGTGTGTAGGTATAAGAGTTACGGTCTTTGCGTATAAATAAGCAAACTTTAAAGTTCTTTTAAAATCATCTATATCCTCATGGCGATTTAAATAGGTCTCAACTAAGGTACAGCACTCAAAGGACTCAAGAGATTGTTCTGCACAAGGGTTGTACCCTGCAATGCGCCAATCTTTATTGTTTATAGGGTCACTCAAACGGCCGTATTGTTTTGAAATATCCATCCAAACAACTCCAGGTT